ATAGCCAAAAGTATGCAATGTAGCATTACTTACAGGTGCTGTAAAATTAAAAGATACATCAACTTGTCCTAGATTATTTGTTGACACAAAATTTACAATACTATTACTAGTATATCCATTTGTTGCAAAACCATGTCCTATAAAAGCAATACTTGTTCCAGTTGCTCTAAAATAAATATTAACACTAGTTACACCAGTTCCAGTGTATGCAATAGAACTTCTAACCATAGCAATAATGTTATTTTGTTTTGGGACACTTAATGTATAAGTAGAATAAACACCGCTAGTAGGGGTTGGGCTAGCATCTAATATTTCAGGGAAGTAAAAATAATTATCTACTTGTTTAAAAGCAATAATATTACCACTGCTATTTGTTAAAATCGATCCAATATACTTAAGTTTTGTAAAACCACTCGGTAAAGTAGGTGATGTAGCACTTGCAGAAAATAAAAAGTCGCTTGCTTGTGTTGTAGGGTTGTATATAGTATAGCAATAATACCAAGTAGAATTTGCTTTTGTGCCAGTATCTAAACCGCCTTGATTAGTGCCAGCAGTCCAGTTAGCATCAAGTCTTTTTGTCATTGCAGGCACATAGGCTTGCCCAGAAAAATCACTAAAAACAAAATTACCACCAGAAAAATCTATATCGTTATTGGGGTCGCTTGTATTGTTGGCAATAGTTATTTTTTGTGGTAAATAAGATATACCTTGAATTGCGTTTGTGGCAGGATTAACATTTTCTACTTTAATAAAGTTAGTGCCATCATATCTAAAAACAACATCACGAGTAGTTAAAATATCACCAGTTGCAACATCAGTTCCATCGGCTTTTTTAAGATTTTTCACACCAGCACTATTGACATTGACTGTTGAAGCTCCACTATTGGCATTGCCAGCACGAAAGCGAATAATCATTCCATTAAAATAACCTTCGCCAGCTCCACTTGATACAGGAGACTTAAAAGGCGAAACTGGGCTTAATACATAAGCATTGGCAGTCCCGCTATCAGTAAAGAATTGACCTCCACTAGAATATCTTGCAGAACCAATACCAAGTTGTTCTAAATTAGAAGTAGATGGAGTTTGACCAGAGCTAATAACAAAATTATCAACATCGGCAAGCTGGTTCCATTCGCTAGCCCCTACTGTGTTGCCATCTATTTTTGATGTGTTAAAATCAGACATAGTTTTTTAAATTAAAATTATAAAGCATTAGAATACCTAAAAAATAATTGAGTATTTGCTGGTTTAAGCTTGTTAAACAAGCAATCTAAAATTGCTGGTTGTTGAGATGTTAAAGTAAAGGGAAATGTTAAAGCAAAACCATTCGGCTGTATAGAGCTTGGCAATGTAATAACAATTGTAAATGGTGCCGAAGCTTCGCTAATTAACAAAAAAGGAAGTGTCAATGGGAATGTTGATGTTGAAACTCCATTAGATACTTCAATATTATAACCAAGAATAGATGCAACATTTTTAAATTGTTTTTCGGTTGTAGCATTAATACCAGCAAGTTTTAACAAAACATTTAATCTTCTTTGTTCTATCGTTGAAGCTACTGGAATGCAATTGTCAGGGATACCTACGAACCGTTCCCACTCTTCAATCATTTTAGTTGTTGTTTTTGGGTTGTATTCGTTATAAACTTCGTTTATTTTACTTCTAAAATTTAACCATTCACTAGCCAAGCCTAGCAATATTTTTCTTAATGTTGAGCCTTCCCTATTTTTAGCTTCGTGCAGGTTATCATCTCTTAAATATTGTGCTAAAATATCGGCTTGTTGTGTTTGTGTTCTTTCTTTAAGCATTATGGATAAGTTATAGTTCCTAGGGTTGCTAATTGTGAATCGCTAACTACTGTTGTGCTTGATGGTGCCGATAATGTAAAAGTTGGCGAGTTGCCGTCTTCATCAATAACACCATAAATTAAAGCATTAATTTCGTTTAATGTAATATCACCGCCGACATTGATTGACGGACTTTTAAAATAATCGGTAAGGGTTGTTGTAATTGCAGTTTTCATAGCCACAGTGTTGGGGCTTAATGTTGCGAATGTTATTGCAATTGGCACGGCATTTGGTGCAGATACTACAACATAATTATCGGGAGTATTTGCAGGTTTAATTCCGTTATCAACATCAATGATTGCATTTTTAACAGCATTTACTTGTGAGGCTGTTGGGATTATATTTGTATCATTATCACGAGTAAAGTAAATAGTTACATAACCAGCAGATGGTGTTGCAGTTTGAACCCAAACCCTAGTAATACCAGCAATTCTTTCTTTTATAAATACTGGCAATCCAGAAGCTGTAAAAGGTGCAGTAAAATTAGAACATCTTTCATTTAATCTACTTCTTAACTCATCATCTGTTTCGGCATCTAAACCAAGTGCCAAGCCATCATAACTTAAATAGCAACTATCATTGACATCGACTATTGGACTGATTAAAGATAATTGTGAACCGCCAGCAGAATTGCCATTTACTCCATAATCAAGGGCTTTTATAAAAACAAATGCAGAAGTAAAACTTGCAGTTATTGTGCCAGTGGCAGGACTTGCAGGTGATCCGCTTATTGTATAAGTAAATTGAGTGTTTGAAATAACATTAATTGTTGCAGTAATATTATATTCGCTTTGAGAAGCTCCAGCGATGGTAACAGATACACCAGTTGCTAAATTATGATTAGCGGTAGTTGTTGCCGTTGCAGTGCTTCCACTTCTAGTTAATGTTGTTATACCTATTGTTTGAGCTGATATTGTTGCACTCGCTTGTGTTTCATATTGTGTGCCGTCGGCTTTTTGAATTGCTGTTGCATTAGGAATTGTTGTTGAAGCAACCCCAGTAAAGACAACATAACCTTCGGCTTTTACTGGATCTTTTCTAGTAATACCAAACCAAGAAGCCCATAATTCTAAATACTCATCGGTTGCAGTTTGTGGGAACAGTTGTTTTAAAACTTCTTTTACATTATCGTTATTCTCATCAAAACCAGCCGACATTGACTTAACCAAACCAAGAGCAAAAGAATTTCTAATATTAGGATCTATTTGCTTTGATGCATCGAGCTGTCCTGCATTTACGGCAAGAATTAAGGCATTTGTAAGTCTTTCTTGAATTTGTGATATTGTTGAGAACTCAATTGCCATTTATAAATTTAAAAAAAGATTATAATATTTACTATTGACTTGCAATTTATTTATTAAATCTACTTCAATATTAACTTTTGTATCTTGCTTACTGGCTTTAACATTTATTTTACTAATTATGCTATCGTCAATCATCCATTTTAAGCCGTCTTTTACTGATGTTTCAATCATTGTTAGATTAGATTGAGTTTGTTTGGCTTGTGTTGTATATAGCCACAGTAAAGAGCCTACTTCGTAGCCAGCAACACGATTAAAAGCATTGGTAAAGTGCCCTCTTCTTAATGTTGGTTCGCTTACTTTGTCGCTTCTTCTTTCACAAAAAACAGACATATAAAGGGCAGTGTCTAGACTGTCGGTTTTGGCAATATCGCCGTTTTCAATATCTAGATCCCAATAATCTTTTTTTTGTGTGAGTTTAAAATCTATTGCCATTTTTATTTTAAAAGTTTATACTACTAAGATAAAATATTCTATTAAAATAGCATTAAAAAAAACTATGATTATAAAAGGCTATATCACAAAAACTGATGGCACTTATGCTACGGTTGTTTCAATGTATAACGAAGTCTACGACGATGTATTGTTGCTATATCCTTACGGCTCGCAATCAAAAGTTAAGCCGACAGATACGGCACTTGTTTTATTGTTTGGTTGCAATGGTAGTAAAACAAATCTATTCGGCATACCTTACGAAGTAGCTACACAATCAATTCTTGAAGAGGGCGATAGCGAATTAAAAAACAGAGTTTCTAACAACGGCTTTAAAGCAGGTAATATTAAAAATACTATTGCAGGCGATACTGACTGCGACAAATCTTTTAATGCTTTATCTTACAAAGTAAATAATATTAAAGTTGTAGGCAGTCAACAAGCAACAATTAACAATCCTGCTGGTGGAACGATAGTAGATGCAGAATCAAGAACTGCAATTGCAAGTATAATTACAGCTTTAAAAAATCACGGTTTAATTGCTTAATAAACAATCAAGTCGTCAGCAAAATTATTGCCTAGATTATTTATTTTGCCTACACTAAACGAACCTTGCTCTACAATATCAAGAGTAGTAAATGAACCTTGTAAGCTCTGGCTAAATTGCACTCCTTGTATTAAAAAAGTTCCTTGAATTTTTTTACGATAATCAATAACATCAACAAGAGTGTTCGGTTGCCATAATGTATTGTTGCTAGAATAAAAACCAAGAGTAGTGCAAGTGTATCTTGAGCCCTTGGCTCTTCTAAGTTGTATATTCCACTCGGCAAGGGCTTTTAATGATTTGCTTTCGCTTGCTGTATTTAATGTCAATATTTTTCTTCTAGTTGCTCTAATTTGTGGATCGGTTGCTCTACCTTTTTGTGAAATACCTAGTTTGCTGTGAGTTTTATTGTTGCCTTGTGAATATGCTTCTACAAGATTAAATCTATCTATTGTCGATAATTTTAATCTTGATTTTAGAATGTTTGTATCGGCTGTATAATTATTTATTAGCATATTCTTAACAACATCATCATCTTCTCGAATAATGGTAAGATTGCCGTTTTTATCTATTTTAAGCAATACTTGTAATTTTTTGGCATACTTATCTAAAAAATCAAAAATAGACTGCCCTTGCTCCGTCTTTATCGTTTCGTTTGCTTCTAAATTTAAGATACCAACTTTATTAATTACTTCTATTGAGAAGCCGTTATCTTTTAAAACAAGATTAACCAGTCTTTCAAAATTTCTTTGATTATAAGATTTTTGTATAATGTCTGAATCAATTATATCACAGCCAACATCTCTACCAGATGCTATTTTTGAATCTTCTTCGTCTATATCTAGATCTTCTATAAAGCCAGTAATAATTAAAATTTTATCAATAAAAACCTTTGCTTTTTGTCCCATTTTAATATCGTGTATAACTTCACCTTCCTCGTTAAGTTTTAATGGTGATGTGAATGCAAAAGAAGAAGAGAAGTTTTCCATTGCTGAATTAACGGCAATATCTGTAAAACCTTCATATCTAACTCCATCTACTTCAAGATAAATATTATTACTAAACATTTGTCAAAATCTTTATGTTGCCTTGTATTTGCGAAGTATCGCCAAAATTATTTAACAATCTTATTGTCTCTTTTAATTCTAGCGAACCATATAATTTAAAAATAAGATTGTTTAAGCTAATTGGGTTAATAACATTGTAATTAGCAACATTGGGCAAGCTAATTGCTAATTGTGAAAATATATTAGTAGCTTCAATTTTCATTTGTAGTAAAGCATCTCTTAAATTTTTATCAATAGTATCTGGCAATTGATTAAAACCATTTTCTAAATCGGCAATAACTTGGTTTAATTCTTGTAAATTATTGTATTCTATGTTAACCGAGGCATCATAGGCAGTGGCGAGCACAGCAACATTAACAAAATTATTTAATTGATCTTGATTTGTTTTAATATCTTTTTGAATTTGTGAGTTACCTACAATAGCTTGATCGCTTTCATTA